TTTAATTCCTAAAAATTCAGCTAGCTTTTTATGTGATAGATTTTTTGATTTTCTAAATGTTTCTAATTGCATGATTTCCTTATATGGATAATTACCAATTTGACAAGTAAATATCCATATTTGATGTGGATATTGTGGTATAAAACCTAAGATTTATGCAACTTTGATAAGAACTTATAAATAGTTCTTGCTTTTATTTCCCTATATACTATTAATTGACAATATGACAATAAATAAACCAGAACTGCGTATTATAAATAATACACATCAACAAGAAACTATGGCTGAATTAAAAAGATTATTAGATTCTAAACACATGACCCAAGCAGAATTGGGTACTGCGTTAAAACGTGATAAAACTACAATCAATCGTTGGTCCAAGAATAGCCGTGAGATTACTTGGGATAATGCTATTAAGATTGCTAAAGTTTTAAATGTTCATCCAGTAGAGGTATTTCAGCCAAGACAAGAAATAGTATTGGATAAATATATTGATAATAAATTTATAGTTAAAACTCTTTCAAAGGAAGAACAATTTGAGGTTCCTATTCCTTTTGAGTTTTATAAAACCAATGTTAAAGCCGTTCAAGTAAATATACCAGGTAATTTTTTACATAGAGAAATATTTTTATTTGATTTTCCTAAAAAAAAAGCAGATAGATTTTCAAAGTTTTCAGTACATAATCTTTGTTATGTAACTTGCTCAAAATCTTGGAAAAAACAAACTGGTAAAAATAATGAAACTATTGGAATTGTAAGAGCTAACGAAGATGGCTCAATGGTTATTATAAATCCTTTAACTAAAGAACCAGTAAATGAAAATTGTAAAAAAGTTAATATTAAAGACATAGATATTTGCGTACCCGTCAAAGCTAAATACAACCCAGATTTGTTATAAATATCCATAATTCCCAATATCCATACCTCTATGGATATATCCATATTTTGTATTGACAAAGTTCATATAATGTTCCAAAAAGAATCTATTGATTCGGTTTATGGAAAAAGACGATTTTTTAGACAATATAAAAGAATTACCTAAATGGGTTGAGCTTTACGGCATTAATCATCACTCACCATCCCAATTAAATTCCAATGATGATATTTGGGGTTATAAATATTTATACCTATCCCAAGAAGAAAGACGTGAGCTGCCTATAAATTCTAAAATGTTTAGTGGAGTTTGTATTGGCGATATGGCGCAACTACAATTTGGTAATTATATTTGGGATTATGTTAAAGGAAAAGGTTTAGTTAAAAAAGAAATTCCACCTCAAAGAAAAGTTTTTGATAAAGTTATAGAAAAATTTAATTTATATGATCCGGTAGATGACAAAGATAAAGAACAACACGATATAAATAGACATGGTTTAGCATTAACATTTCAACAATTAAAATATGCTTTAAAAGAAATTGGTTTAAAGGAACCAACTGAATGCGAAAGATCGGTTAGCTTAGAATTACCTAATTGTATTTTACCTTGCATTGGCAGAATAGACATAGAAGATAAAAATAATTTTGTTGAAATTAAAACTAAATGGCGAAAAAAGAATAGACCCAAAAAAGATGGTACATCTAATTATTCTTTACCTAAAATAGATGAAGGTTATTTAGGTTGGCAAGATCATATTTTACAAGTTGCTTTTTATTGGTTAGCCACAAAAAAGAAACCACACTTATTAGTTCTTTCTGAAAAAGGTTATAATGTTTTTACACCTGATAACTGCGATGATTTAAAACCAGAAAATTTAAAACTAAAATTAAATCAAATGGCTCTTACTGCTAAACGTAGAGAAAGAGTTATGGAAAACCACGCTGGCAAAACTACCTGGCATCAAGATATTCCGTGTGATTTTGAACATTTCTTTTGGAATGGTTTAGGGGATCACAAGCAAGCAGCAATGAAACTATGGGGTTTGGTATGAGAGAAGATAACTCAATGATTAATCCTCAAATGTGGCTGCTTAAAAAAAAATTAGTGAAGGAAAAAAACAAATCAAAAGGTTTGCTCCTTATATTGATTGTTTTTCTTATCTCCCTCTTAGTTATAAGTCATCTCTTTACTAATGATGGTAGCCAGATGCGTTTGACAGAGATGTTAGACAAGGGTTTTTATTACGGCAGTAATCTTTCCCTTCATTCATACATCTGGCTATCAGAAAGGTTTTATGTCTAAAGTAATACATTTAAACACGCTCAAACCTTATCTTGAAAAATTAAAAGTTAATGGTGGAATGTGGAAAATTGATAAGAATAAATATGCAATCAAACATTTAGAGGTAGAAAAGTTAGCAAATTTATACGGAATTGAAACTGATATTAATTTAATACATTGTAATTTAGAAAAAGGTTGTGCAGTAGTTAAAGCTGGAGCTAAATATAATGCTAAAACATTTTATTCACTTGGAGAAGTGTCTCCTTTAAATAACGATTTCCCCTATCCGGTAGCAGTAGCTGAAAAGCGCAGCGTTGATAGAGCCATATTAAAAGCTCTTGGTATTCACGGAGAGGTTTATTCAGACGTAGAACTAGATAATAAGAAACAAAATTATAATGAAAATAATGGTGTTGATTTAAACCAAGCAACCATCATTGAAGAAAGAATTAAAAACGCTAGTCATCAAGCAAACTTAGATCAGATAGCAAGTCAAAATAAGAATTTTTTAGCAGAGCTAAAGAAACAAGATTTAAAAAGGTATCAAACATTAGTGAAATCCTTTTTAGATAGAAAACAGCAATTTAACGGAGGATAATATATGGCTGACTTTCAAAAACCAAAAGATCCTAATTGGATCGCAACCTTTTCAATGAAAAGGAACCCTGACAAACAAGCTGGAGATAAAAGACCAGACTTGGTGTTGGTGGATAGTGATAAGATAAATCAAAAATCAGGCAAACCTTATCGTAAGAACTTTACGATTAATGGTGTTTGGTGTGAAGCATCTTGTTACATCCAGGAAAATAAGGATTTGAAAATTACCATCAAGAAAACTGGCGGAGATAAGCCAGCAGATGATGGATTTGCAAATCAATTTTAGGGGAAACAATGCAGCAATATGGCTTAACTGAAAAGCAACTAAAACTTTTTAAGTTTATTAAAAGTTATATTGCAAAGAAAACCATATCGCCATCTTACGATGAGATTAAGATGGCGGTAGGTTTAAAATCAAAAAATTCTGTTAATGTTTATATTAATAACTTAGAGGAAAGAGGATGGCTGAAAAGAATACCAGGCAAAGCAAGAAGTATCCAGATAATCAAATAGACTTATCTCCAGATGCTAATACCAACGAGTTAATTTCTCGCATATTAGATAGGGATAAAGAAGGTATGGATAAATTTAAAATTACCATGCGAGACAAGATGTTGAAGGATCCGACCAATGCAAAGTATTGGTTGCAAGAAGCATTAGAAGAGAGTATAGATTTATCAAGATATTTAATAAATTCAGTAATTTCTTACAATCTCCTCAACGAAAAATACAAAAAACTTCTTAAAGAAAACAAAGAATTAAAAGAACATAATAGGATGTTATATGATCATCCGTAAAAAGTTTGAAAAATTCTGGTCTGGATCTGTTTCGTTTTCAGCAACTGAAACATTTAAAGATTTAGACACGGCTTCCCAAGCTAGTGTGCCAAGTGAAGCTGCTAAGATCGTAATAGATAACAAGACTTTAAGTTACGATTTTCAAAGGATAAAGGAGGTAGACACCAATGCAAACACACTACCAACATCTGGAGCAAAAAATCCAGATAAAAAAGAAAGAGAGAAAGTCTCTAAACCAAAAGATAACGAGACTTCTAAATGATGATAGTACCCATCCTGGTATTTCTGCTCTTTCTAAACAAAGTCATTTAACTTTAGTAGATATACTATTGTTAAAAGACGAGAAGAAACAGCTAGAATTATAATCTAGCAGTTTATAATCTTTCTAAACTACGAAAGTAGTACAGTATCCCTACGCTCTTTTGATAAAAAGCCAAATTGTCAATTAATTTATTTATATCCATTTTTCTTATTGACAGATTAGCAACGATTTAATAATCTGGTTCCATAATGTTAAATAAAAAAAAAGGAGAAACAATGCAAAAAACAATAACTAAATATGAATTAAGATTTAATCGTTTAATGAAAGATATTGAAAAAGATAAAATCTTAAAAAAAATACCTGGAAATCATACTGCTGGAATAGCATCTCTTATGATTAAAGATTTAAAAAAATATTTAAAATCTAACAGAAAGAGAGCTGCGTAATGAAGTTAGAAAACACAATAAGGTTTAAATTTGAATTTACACATTGCAAATCATATTCAAATATTTTTAACCACTTAAAATCTTTAGAAAAATTATTTAAAGATTTTAAAAAGTTAGGTGTAAAAAAGGATGGTGGAGAAGATGACGATTACCATAATTTTTATATTGAAACTTCCGATAAAAAAATAATCAATAAATTAAAGAAACTTGGTTTCAGTAAAGGAGCTGCGTAATGAAATTAAATAAAGATATAGTAAAGAATAAAAAGCAATACTCTTCTTTTTATACTTATGACAATGCCTATGGACCAGGTTTTGGTTTTCAATGGAAGGATATTCCAGCAGCGCATACTAATTTAGTTCATAAAAGAGTTACATCAAATAAGACTTGGATTAAATTAGTGCAAGGTTATGGTGCTTTAGGTTTAACTTACAAGGGTCATAGATCTTAAATGAAATTTTGGTTAGTTAAAATTAATAGTCATTATAATATACAAGCCATTACCGATACGGGTAAAAAGTTTTTTGTAAGACATAAAGGTAAAACCATTAAGTTTGAACTAAACCAAAAGAGACAAGCTAAAGTTTATATTAAAAGTTTAAACCCAGAAGATATAGTGGGTCCAGATGATAAGATTAAATTTGATGATGCTTTTGATCTTTATGTTAAATCTGTATTAAGCAATGAATTAAATACGGAAGAGTATAATAGAGTACAAGTTGGCTATATTAAGCACCATATCCAGCCGTATATTAATAAAACGTACCTACACCAGTACCTCGCATCAGATTTTGAGGGATATACCCTTAAAAAGCTCCTACGCTCCAAGAAATACATATTTGATAGCGAGGGTGGTAGATCTACTGAAACTATAGGTAAAAAGGTAGTTAAGGAATGCGTTGGCGAATTTAAGAAGTTTTTAAAGTTTTGCAAGAAACATAAATGGAAAGTTGACTTAGATATATTAGATTTTGAATTTAATAAAAATACATTTGGCGATACACCTAAAGATATTATTCTACCCTCTTATGCCGATGTGGTTAAACTTATAGAAAGCGAAAAAAATTTAAGGGATAAATGTTTATATAGATTGGGTGCTGAAACGGGTTGTAGAACCAATGAAGCAGTAGCCATTTGTGAAGATGACATTGATTATAATGAGGGTACTGTATTCTTTAGACACTCATTGGATCGTTGGTCTAACTTTAGAGCTAACTTTTTAAAGACAAGAACATCAAGAAGAAGAGTAGAAATATCAGATGAATTATTAAACCTATTTAAGATTTATTTAAAATCAAGATTCATAACTAAAACAAAACAACACAGAAGAGTATTTAATAATTTAACCAAAGACAGAGTTTATAAAAGATTAACCAGGGTAACTAAAAGACTTGGCATTAAATGGCAAGGTGGTTTCTCTGTATTTAGAAAATTCAACTCCTCTCTAGTAAGAGATCAGCAATTCCTAACCGACAAACAATTTATGGATAGGTATGGCTGGTTAAACTTAAATACTTTTGGAAGATGGTATCAGAGGGATTTGGATATGAATAGACCAAAAAGAAAAGCTGCCATTAACAATCTAATAAGAGGATAAATATGGATGCGCTACATTATAAAGGAAAGATTGCAAAGTTTCTCTTTGCATTTAGGTTCTTAGATAAAGTTGTAGATAATGGTAATGGTACACAATCTAAATTGCCAAGACGGAAGAACCAAACACAACACGCAAAAGCTATTGGCTGCACGTTCCAACAAATACAAAAAGTTGAAAAAACGCACAATGGTATTGCATCGGATAAGCTATTTTTACTTTTAAAAAAGGAAGGTTATGACATCAACATAATCTTTAATAGCAATCCAGAAGAGGTGTTGGATAAAATTAATAAACAATACCACGAAATGATATTAAAGCATTTTGCTAAAGTAGATAAAAACATTGAGGAGGAAAGAAAACTACAAGCAAGATATAGACCAATACTCCCTAAACTCGAAAGAGAATTGTCATACGAAAGCACTTTTGGCAAAGGTTTATAACACGCAAAAAAAAAGGAGGGGAAAATTAATTCCCCTCTTTAATAATTCACTCTCAGTTTCACTCTAAGAAAAAAAATAAGTGTTGATTACCAACGCTTAAATGGTCGGGGCGGCAGGATTTGAACCTAACGCCATTTCGTTAAATTGTTATTGTTATATAACATTTTCTTTCTTAAATTGTATAATTTTAGTTGACAATTATGCGTATAAAATAACCCTTATTTTATTGGGTGGTGTCTAGTTGACCCATCATACACTCTAATAAAACTCTTGTAATTATTCGTAAGTTTTATCTTCTGATCTCTTAGCATCATCATCTTTCATACATTGATAATGAGCTTTTGTCTTATCTGCAAACGCTACAAAACTTTCTTGATTCGTCATATCCTTATTACAATACCGGCATTTACCAATATCTATAATAATAGTTTTAGATCTAACCCAAGTTTTCTTAGGCATTTAACCACCTAAAGGATTTGCAGCAGCTTTTAATTCTTCAATTTTTAATTCAAGTAGCTTAATAGATTTTTCATTAATCTTAGATCTAGTATCTATACCAGATACATCTACTTCTTTTTTATTTTCTAATGCTGCAACCTTTTCTTCAAGTACAGCTATTTGTGATGAATGATCTATAGAAGATTTATTTTCTATTTCATTAAGTCTAGTAGTAAGTTCTCCATATTTTGTAAAACCTCCACCTATGGCAACAACAGCAGCAATTAAAGCTGCTATTCCAGCTAACTGATCTTTTAATTTACCCATTTCTTAATACCTCTATCTCCATTAATAGTTTTTGTTTTTGTATGTTGATGTCTTGTAAGATACTTTCTTTAATGTTTATTGGATCATTACTTGTATATTGAACCAAATTAACATTGTTATAAATGTCTCTATTATCAAACATAATAACCTGGTTTAAATATATATCTTTACTCTTATAAAACTCTTGGTTCATATACTCAGCTAAAACCATATCGCTTTGCATAGCATCTAGTTTTATAATATTTTTTACTTCAAGGTTCTTTGCAGTATCTTTAACTACCTTATCAACCTTATCCATAGCTGCTTCTAATTTTGCAACTTTAGTATTCTTTGATTTAGTTTCTTTAGTCTTTACTTTCTTCGGCTTTTCTTGCTCTTTCGGCTTCTGTTTTTCTTCTGTTTTAACTTCTGATTTGCTCTCTGTTTTTTCTTCTTCTTGAACATTGTTTGTTTCTTCAATAATTTCTTCTTTAGGTTCTGGTGGAGCTTCCTCTTCTTGAGTTTCTTCCATAATAGCCATTGCTATCTCTGCTGGTTTTTCTTCTTCTTCCTCTGCCATCATTGTTGGTGGAGGTAATAAAGCAGTAGTCTGAATTTCAGCTTTGGTTACTTTTGTTTCTGTCTTTTCTTCAAACTCTATGATAGCAGCCGTTATCTCTACCGCTTTTTCTTCTGTGGGTAATGGAGATGCTGCTATAGTTTGTATTTCTTCAGTAAATAATTCAACAAACTCTTCAGTAAAAAAAGTTTCTTCTTCTTCAAATAAAACTGTTTCTTCAAATTCTTGTAATGCTTCTTGTGTCTCAACTTCTAAAACAACATTATTATATGTCATTCTTAAAGAGATGTTATCTACGTTGGGTCCACCAAGAGTAGCTGGAGCATTAGCATCTATCGCTGAAATAGTAGTGTTACCAATGTTAGAACCATTACCGGTATATATTAAAGTATCTGTAAAGTTAGCTCCATTGATACCGGTTACATCCGTTCTTACAGTTGTCATGGTTGCAATAACTGTTCCAGAACTATTCTTTATATTAAGATTAATAGTAAAGGTATCAGCTGCACCTTGACCACCCCAACATCCAGATACATTACATTCTCCGTTTTGAACTTCAGTTACCTGGGTAAGGGTAATACCATTATCCAACATATCTTGGGTAATAGTATTAGTAGTTAAATTTACATCTTGTGTAATAGATCCGCTATCGCCAAACTCTAAATCATAATTGCTGGTTACATTATTTAATTCGCAGCAATCAGATACTACTTGTGTATTTCCACTTGTAGTCCAACCATTAGCATTACCAGTTTCAAAATTGCCGTTAGTTAATAAGTTATCTGTCGTTATCTCTTCTGCTGAAATTGTAAGGGTTAATATTATCAGCAAAAGTATTGATGCGATAAACCGCATAAGCCATTACTCCTATAAAAATTAATAACCAAATCATTTCTTCTTATTAATTTTTGGTTTTTTTTTAGGTAAAATTATTTTTTTCTTTTCTAACTCTACATATTTTTTATATGTAGGCATTTCATAATCATATTTATTAACTAATAAATTGTAAGCATCTTCGCCAATCTTACCATCTACCGGACAATAAGTTTTTGCCATGAACATTGCTTGGAATACTCTTTCATCAGAACAAAGCAAACTGATAGCAGCCACCTTCATTCCCATTTGACTTAAAGTTTTTGATAAAGCAATTAGTTCGCAAGTTTCATCTTGATAAGATTTACCACCAGATACCCCAATAGAAAAAGTTTGTACGCCACCTGATAAAGCTAATGCACAATTATTAGATGTGTTCATACCTGGAGCTGAACTTGTAGGTGGTGCAGATCTTATGTTTGAAGTTGAATTTGTTGTAGATGTAGTTGAGGATGAAGATCCACTTTCATAGGTAGTAGAACCTCCAGTATAGTTTCCTTCAATAGCTGTATTAGAACCGGATACGTTTGTTTGCGTAGAACCAGCATAAGCACCCGTTGTTGCAGTTATTAAAAAAATCCATACTAAAATTAATATTCCATAAGTTATTGGTTTAATCCTTTTCATTTTTTTTCTTACACTTACATCTTGGTTTTTGCCAGGCAAAGAGCCATTCTGTGAATGTATCTATACCCCCAAAAAATTTTAATATAATTTTGTCAATCATTTTGTTATTCCATTATTAATTTTTTAATTGATATTGAGCCGTCAATATTAGTTTCAAGTTCAGCTAAAGATTTAACGCATTGATAAGAAACTTTTGATTTACTATCCAACTCCCTCATAGCGTAACGCTTGCCTTTAAGACAATCGCTTAATGAGGTTTGTATTCTTGCTTCTTTAATTTCTGAATTTATCATCATTAATAAAGCTATTACCACTTGCTCCATTAATGGCTCCCATTCTTTCTTACTTTATCTTTTAAAATTTCTATTGTTGCTTTCATCTCTTCAATATCTTTCATAGCTCTGTTAAGGTTGACATTATTATTTCTCATGCTCTGCATTTCTTCATCTGTATTTTCTTGAGCTGTACTTAATATTTCAAGCAACAAAAATTGTTCTTGGTCTGTAATTTTTTGATCTGATTTAGTAATTAAATCAGCTTCCATAATATGCCTAGAGTTCTCTAAACTTGTAAGTCTACTTGTAATTTCTGTATATGCGAAAATTCCAAAAGCAACAGCCGCAAGTAAAGCTATTAAATTTCTAACTGGTAAAGATATATTTGTGTTGTCGTTAATCTTCATCTTCCTTGACCCCTATATTTTTTATAAGATTTTTTTTCTTGTTTATTCATATTCTTCTTATGCCTACCTACACTTGGCTTGGTTCTTTTAACGTAGGTATTTACTCCCCACTTAGGAGCTTTAGCCATTGGAAAAAATATTTTTAATCTTATCTATTAACCCTGGTTTAGTTTCTTGCTTTAAAACCAAAGGTAAATAACCGGCAGCTATATCTTTATGAGATTTATCTTTTTCTTCTTCTGTCTTTTTACTTCTTGAATCTATTTTATTTGGTCTAAACTTATCTACCAAAACGTAACGATGCACATAGTTATCGCATCTCACACCTTCAAACTGAAAGTGTAATGTTTCTGGTGCATCTTGGTATTGTCCCCCAAAGCAATGCGGATCAAAGTCTGATTTAGTTATTGTCATTTTTTCCCCTTAAATATTTGAGTTCCTTTAATTCCATAAATACTAGCCACTACTAAAATCCAAAGATTTGTGAACCAGGATGGAAGTTGTTGGAACTGCTCAAAGAACTCTTTTATCTTTGCTGCTGCACCAGGATCGTCTGAGAACACCCCGTAAGCAATCACTAATATTGGGAGCGTCAACACGATCAGCACAAATTCGTCTTTCCAGTCTGATTGTCTAGCTTCTAATAATTTACCTTGATACTCAGTTTCCCCTTTAGCCATCTTCTGAGCCGCCATGTGCTGTGCATCAGCCATAGCCATTTTAGTTTCTTGTTTCTTTTTGTATATATGCGTTCCAGCATTCAACGCTAATTTAATTGCACTTAACCACATATTATTTATTTGAACTCCTCATTTTA